GGGATAGAAACATGAGGCCACGTAGGCTGGGCCGCGTATCCGGAAGCTGCATCTAGTTCACCTTCGTAAATTGTTAAGCGTTTCCCTGTATCAGGAATTAGGTTTTGTCCAAAAAGCTGGTGGTCAACATTATCGCCTTCCATCCAGAACTTCTTGTCTTTCGTCTTTACTTTTGCCGCAACTACATTACCTGCCTTATCATAGTAATGCATTCGGAGTGTTTCACCGTCTTTATATATACGGTACTTGCGGCAATGTTCCTCAGTCAACCCGCGCTTCTTTAAAGCTACGGGGGTACCTTTTAGCATTGTTGTTGGTGCGGCTTTATGATGGTGGAATTCTCGGTCATTATCCCCAGGTTCATAGTGGTGACATACAAAGCAATAAGCATGTCCGTCAGAGTAGCGGCTGTTACCGTCTGAGCTACCACAATTTCCACAGGGTTCGTGATATAAGAACTCTGATTCATTTTCTAAGCCAGTCTGTTGGTATTGCATAGTAAGCACACCAAGGGAAACCATGTTTGGTTGCCCACTTAGCGTAAGTGGTCTTCGATTTCTTAGATATTTTATTATTAGGGGCTTGGAAAACCAGGCGGATGTCTAGATCAGGATTAGCCTTCTTGACTGCCAGCATCTTGCGACGGTCTTCAGGCTTGAAGTATCCTTTAGTCTCAAGATATATATCCCCGATCCTGAAATCAGGAACGTACTTATGTTCGATTACATATGGGAACCACTCAGGTTCATACGTGTAATCTATCTTTAACTTATCTAAGAGTTTAGCCACCTGCTCTTCCAGGCCACTTCGCATTAGAAGTCCTCATCTACCTCTTCGGAACACGGTGTAGTATCAGCTACTACAGGTGCCGGATCAGATGCTTTGTATCCATCGGTAGTACCGAATAGACCTGCGGCTTCTTCTGCGGATATATTACCTGAATCTGAGACACCAGCTCCATTCTGTATACTAATAATCTGTACTGATTTTAGCTTAACAGAAGTACCTATATCTCCCGCAGGTAATATGTAAGGCTTTTGTATGAAAGCCAACTTTACTTTACTACCACTGTATAGTGGTGTATTCTTATCAGTAATAAGCGTGCCTTCTGTATCGACAACAGTAGGAACTACCTTATCACCTTCTTTCCAACTGAATTTAATTTGGTATGTACCATTATCCAGTTCTTCCCATGGTTCGGGTTTTACCGTAACTCTTTTAGGATTCTTCGCTTTACTCCTCGCCCATTCTAAACAGCCTTCACGCTCATCCTCTAGTACATCTACTAGATTCTTAGGGATTAATGCTTGGAGCTTATGACCCCATTCCCCAGGTTTAAGGATAGCCTGAAAGCCGTCTAAAACGACAGGATCTTTTGTAACATGAATAGTGCTCATTAACAGAAAAAGTAGGTGGATTTTTCGACCAACGAAGGATCTAGTGTTCCGACGATGGGCGGCGGTTCTGCGGCGTTAATGGTTTCTCCGAATCGTGTAAGCCAGCAATCACTTGTGAAGATGTCCGTGTAGGTTTTTCGCACAAGCGTATTGAGTGTTCCCATGTCTCCTGCTCTTGCAAGCACCGAGTCATGGATGACTGTGAATGGTCCATCGAATTGTTGAAAAGAACAGTGCAATATCGACGCATCCAATGAATGGATAAGATTGGGAGCAGTACTAGATTTGTGACGTGTAGGACACGGCTCACCTTTACCGACAGTCAATGAGACTGTAGTACGACCTAATAACTGTAGCTCTAACCTTTCTGTTTCTCTCTTATTTCGTTGTTGGTTGACAACAAACCCAGAGGGAGTTGTCCATTCTACTTCAGTAGCTCCATCTCGGATATACTGACCGACGTGTTTCTTAATCCAGCGCATTACTCGCATAGGACCAGGAACTATAGCGTCCATACTTTTATAAACCGCATCAACTACGACTGATACTTCATCAGGAGTAGGTTCGAAACCTTGTTCCTTTAAAGCTTCCCTTATGTATATCCTCGAAGATGACTTCGTAGCATTGTAAGGGATTGTCATAACTGTGCGCTTTGTGGTCTTACGTGTCAGCCAAGAGTGCATCTCTTTAGGGACATACTTCTTAGCTTCTTCCGCTACAGCTTTATAAGCATCACTAGGTTGATTACCAGGACATACATTTACCAGCTCAGCCGTTGACTGATCCTTTGCGAGTCCAGCTAATATCTGGAGCCCACTACATGTAGCGTCTACTGCAACCATTAAACCTGTGGTTGGCTTATCCTTTCTTATACAGCAGTGGTAGTATTCATGACATGCAGCCATGAACTGCCAAGGCTCCTCGACATCCTCCCACTTAGGGAGATGAGAGATAGGATCAAGAGCTATCTGAGATATGAGAGACCTATGTCTCCCTACCCATTCTATACGCTCACCCATCGTAGCCTTATCCAACCCGAAAGTTGTAGCAACTTGAAATGCTAACCAATGTTCCGCCTCCTTATTAATAGGCGACTCATTAGCAAATCTTATCATTGCTTTACCAAAGTCTGTATCTTGAGGTGTCAAAAAAGCAGGAATAGGATAGGCTCTACCTCTGTAGTCAAAAGACCAACATAAATAAAACTCCTCATCCCTAAACTTTTCAGCAGCTTCTAACTGCGTTCTAGTTCTCACTGACCTCTTAAAATTAAGACGATCAGCATTATAAGCCTCAGCAGTAGCTCGTTTCCAAGCTTGTCTACTCACCTCATTATCCTCTATATCTGGAGGTTTAGGAGGCTTGAAGGCTTCTGTTATAGGTATGAACTTTCCTACTGTTATACCCCTATCCTTGAAGTGCTGAGCAGTATCAAGAACATGAGTATTCACACGGTATTTCACCTGTTGTAGCTTGTTCAAAAAAGCTAAGGGAACCTTCCCGTGTTTTAATGTGGGAATGCCACGGCGAGTAAGTTCATGACCTTTCATTAGCTCATTGGTGATATAACCACCGTACCTATCATTAGTCCAATCATTAGGTGGGATTAACATAGGCCATGGTATACCACTGAACATCTCAGCTTGTCTAATAAGCTGTTCACGGATCTTGATGAACTCAGGAGTTGGTACCACTTTAGAGACTTTACGTCTCTTACTCTTTTGGTCTATCTCCTTAGTAAACCAGCCCGTAGCGATGATGGTGGAATTTAAACACCACGCACCTAATGAAGTACGTGTCTTGATATTCCATGACGGCCAGGCAATATCTTTCCTGCCAAATATAACACTAGCAATAGCTACCTTCTGCTGTGTGCCACATGATTCATGGAAGTATTTATCCTCTATGTACTTCATAAGTTTGGGATGATTCTTACGATACCATCTGAACTTACATTCAGATTCAAGAGCAGATCCAATAGAAACTAATATGTTCGCTAATTGATCAGCATCTCTCTTCATACTAAATACATTATCAAAGATAACCTTCAATGCAATGGTAGCAATAGCTAAAGGTTCTAATGCAGTGAGATGTAATGCAACAGGTTGATAATGCTGCCCAGCAGCTCCACGCTTTAGTTTAGAGAATGATGATTCAATCTCTTTAATAACTAAAGGTAGAGCAGCCGAGATACTTGCCGTTCCGTATACACTCGCGGAAGCGTAACTCTTCTCCTCTAACCGTTGTGTACTCTCTTGGAGTCTCTGACGGCCACAGGAAATCGCTTCCTTCTCTAACGTGAATTGATTCGAAATCTGTGTCGGTGTCGCCATAGGCTAGAAACATAGAGTATTCTTCAGCATTTAGGTGGTCATACATCGTACATTAAACATTCTTGGTTATCAGGGAATGCTTCACAGTAGTCTTGTAAACTATTGAAACATTTCCAATGAGGAATGAAGTACGTCATCTCTCTTTCTAGATGATCTCTATCAACTATGAGATGACCTCTTATAGCTAGATCTAACAGGAAGCGTTGGGCTTCCCAGAAAGGTTCTTGACTAGCAGGAGTATATACTTCTCCTGTTTCATCTTGTACTATGTACCCCATATCCTCTAGTAGTTCACCAAAGTCAATTGGATTAATTCTGTTCATGGTAGGTCAGCAGGTGCGTGAATTGCGTGGTCAGTTAGGATGATTACATCATCA